CCCATACCCCAAGATTTATACAAATAGCCCATTATTTTTTCAAATATTAGAAACACCCCCCTTGATGGAACCAAAACTCTGTATATAATATGTGTAAACTACGGAGTGCCACCCTTTCCTCCCATGATAGAACTCGTTCCAGAAATCGATTCCGATATTCCAATTCCAGCTTCTGCCCTAGAAGCTATGCCCGAGCTTTCTCCTCAAGAAGAGTTAGACATGAGGGCTAGGACAGTTAAGATGATTTCAGACTTAACTGGCAATCCAATTGAACCCACCGAAGATGAAAAAGATGTGGCTCGTCACGCTGTACAAAATGTATTATCAAAACCTGATGCAGCAGCGCAGATCGCAACCTACTCTAGCCCCACAATTGCATACCTCGCCGGTATGGTCGCGCAACACGATTCTTATCTTGTCAAAGACCTAGCCGAGTTAAAGAAGTATGTGGTTAATAATTTAGTAGCAGAAACCACAAGCCCCGATCCTAAAATTAGGATGCAAGCATTACGCGCTTTAGGGGAAGTGGATGGCGTCGATGCATTCAAGAAACGCACAGAGACTACTATTAAGCATCAGTCTATTGAAGAAGTTGAGAACGAACTTTTTGAGATGTTGTCTAAGCTAGAGAGCAGAACGATCAACGTTCAAGCGAAAGTAATACATGCGCCTCAAACTTGAACAGATAAAAGCTATTCAAGAAAAAATCCCGTTCATGCAGGACGAGGAGAAACGCAAGGCTAAAGATTTAGTGAAAAAATGGTATGCTGAGTCAACTCAGGAGGTTGGCAAGGATGATTTTCTCACGTTCATTGATCATGTATATCCAGGGTACAAAGTCGGCCCCCACCACAAACGTCTGGCGAAGATATTTGAAGAGATCGCAGCGGGTCGAAAGAAAAGGGTTATCGTCAATATTGCACCAAGGCACGGCAAATCCGAAATGATTTCTTACCTTGCCCCAGCGTGGTTCTTGGGCAAGTATCCACATAAGAAGATCATCATGTCCTCCCACACGGCGGATCTGGCGGTGAACTTCGGACGGCGCGTTAGGAATCTGGTGGGATCAGATCAATATAAAGATGTGTTCCCAAATGTAGAACTGCAAGCTGACTCGAAGTCGGCATCACGCTGGGGGACTAACTTTAATGGTGAGTACTTTGCTATTGGCGTTGGCGGTGCTCTCGCTGGTCGGGGCGCTGATCTCTTCATTATTGATGACCCTCATTCCGAGCAAGAGGCCAAAACTGGCAGACCGGATGTTTTTCTTCCTGCTTGGGAGTGGTTCCAGTCTGGCCCTTTGCAGCGCCTTATGCCTGGTGGTGCAATCATTATTGTGATGACCCGTTGGTCTAAGCTGGACCTGACGGGGCAGATATTGAGTCAGATGGAGAAGGAAGAAGACGTTGATCCTTGGGAAGTTGTAGAGTTCCCTGCCATCTTGAACGACAAGCCGCTATGGGGAGACTTCTGGTCAATAGAAGAATTGCTCTCTAAGAAAGCGGGTATGGACCCACGGTATTGGCAAGCCCAGTACATGCAGAACCCTGTATCAGAAGAGGGCGCTCTAATAAAGAGAGAGTGGTGGCAGATATGGGACAAGGATGACCCACCGATGTGTGAGTTCACCATCATGTCACTGGACGCCGCGCAAGAAGCCAACAACAGAGCTGACTACAACGCCTTGACAACGTGGGGGGTTTTCTTCAATGAGGAGACCAACAACTACAACATCATCCTGCTCAATTCGATCAAGAAGAGGATGGAGTATCCAGACTTGAAGAGGCTAACGCTAGAGGAATATAAAGAGTGGCAGCCAGATGCGTTCTTAATAGAGAAAAAGTCAAACGGGTCGTCTCTTTATCAAGAGTTTAGGCGGATGGGTATTCCCGTTGGGGAGTTTACACCGGGTAAAGGGCAGGATAAGATAGCCAGGGTCAATGCTGTATCGGATTTGTTTGCGAGTGGGATCGTCTGGGCCCCCAATAGACGCTGGGCAAAAGAAGTTATTGAGGAATGTAATGACTTCCCAAGTGGTACCAACGATGACTTGGTTGACTCAACAACACTGGCATTGATTAGATTTAGGCAGGGCGGCTTCATCAAGCTGCCTACAGATGAACCTGATCCGATTCAGATGTTCAGAAGCAAACGTAACCAAGGGTATTACACCGTTTAAGGACACAAGATGGCAACGAATATCGACAAAGCATTGTATCAGGCGCCTATGGGCATGGGCATGGACGACGGTAATCCCATAGAGGTCGAGATTGAAGACCCTGAGAGTGTTCATATGAACATGGGTGACATCGAGATTGACCTAGAACCACAGAAATATAAGGACTCAGGCGAGGATTTTGATGCCAATTTAGCCGATTACATGGATGAATCGGAGCTTGATAGCTTGGCAAGTGAGCTGATTGAGGACTTTACCAAGGACAACGGCGACAGAAAAGACTGGATACAGACTTATGTTGATGGTTTGAAGCTGCTTGGGTTGAAATATGAGGAAAGAACTGAGCCTTGGAACGGCGCATGTGGTGTTTTCCACCCCATGTTGACTGAATCTGTGGTCAGATTCCAGTCTGAAGGCATGATGGAGACGTTTCCAGCCGCTGGACCCGTCAAAACACAGATTATTGGCAAAGATACGGTCGAAAAAGAGGACGCAGCAGCCCGTGTCAAGGCAGATATGAACTATCAGCTCACTGAAGTGATGCCTGAGTACCGTCCAGAGCATGAGAAGTTGCTTTGGAACCTCCCATTAGCTGGTTCAGCGTTCAAGAAAGTCTATTATGACCCCAGTAAAGGTCGACAAGTCGCTATGTTCGTTCCTGCTGAAGATATCGTTGTTCCTTATGGTGCATCTAGCCTATCTTCTGCTGATCGCGTCACTCATGTCATGCGTCGTACGAAGAATGAGTTGATGAAATTGATGGTGGCAGGGTTCTATAGAGACGTAGATTTGGGTGAACCCTCACATGAGTTAGACGATATCGAGAGACAGAAAGCCCAAGAGCAGGGCATGTCAGCGATTCAGGATGATAGATACCGCATCCTTGAGATGCAGGTCAACTTGGACCTCAATGGGTATGAGCATGTAGACAAAAAAGGTATTCCCACAGGCATTCATTTGCCGTATATTGTAAGTATTGAGAAAGGTACCTCAAAAGTATTGTCAATCAGACGGAACTGGTACCAAGACGATCCACTTCACATTAAGAGGGACCATTTTGTACACTACCAATACATACCAGGATTTGGGTTTTATGGGTACGGTCTTATCCATCTTATCGGTGGGTACGCTAAGTCTGCTACTATGCTTATCCGTCAGTTGGTTGACGCTGGAACTCTATCAAATCTGCCGGGTGGTCTTAAATCGCGTGGGCTGCGTGTTAAAGGCGATGACACACCGATAGCTCCCGGAGAGTTCAGAGACGTTGACGTCCCCAGTGGTTCGATCAGGGACAACATCCTGCCACTACCTTACAAAGAACCAAGCCAAGTACTCTTTGCTTTGTTTGAGAACATTGTTCAAGAGGGCAAAGCGTTTGCTTCATCTGGAGACATGTCTGTATCAGATATGTCTGCACAGACTCCCGTGGGCACAACACTTGCAATCCTAGAGAGAACACTGAAGGTGATGGGTGCAGTGCAGGCTCGCATTCATTATGCGATGAGACAAGAGTTTAAGTTACTCAAGAACATCATTGCAGATTACACACCAGCTCGTTACAACTACGACCCAGAAGAGGGTGATAGAAAAGCCAAGCGCAGTGACTATGACATGGTGGAGGTAATCCCTGTCAGTGATCCCAACGCGGCGACAATGGCTCAGAAGATTGTGACGTATCAGGCTGTGTTGCAGTTGTCGCAGCAGGCGCCGCAGCTCTATGACTTGCCACTCTTACATCGTCAGATGATTGAGGTCTTGGGGGTGAAGAATGCAGCCAAGCTTGTACCGACAGAGGACGACGAGGTACCAGTCGATCCAGTGCAAGAGAACCAGAACATGCTCACCATGAAGAAGCCTGTCAAGGCATTCATTGAACAGAACCATCAGGCTCACATCGCAGCACACAACGCGATGATACAGAACCCAGCGATCATGCAGGCATTGCAGCAGAACCCAATGGCGCAACAGATCATGGCAGGGTTCCAAGCACATATTGCAGAACACATGGGCATGATGTATCGCGTACAGATCCAAGGCATGATTGGTATGCAGCTGCCTGACCCAGATGATGACGACGATAGCAAACAAATGACGCCAGAAATGGCAAGCCAAGTGGCTGTGATGATCGCACAAGCAAGCGGTCAGATCACTCAACAAGCTCAACAACAAGCTGCGCAAGCCGCAGCACAACAGAAGATGCAGGACCCCATCGTGCAGATGCAGATGCAAGAGTTGCAGCTCAAGCAACAAGACCTCCAGCTCAAGGCGCAGAAACAGCAGACAGAAGCACAGGCCAAGATGCAGCAGTTGCAGATTGAGCAAGCACGCATCGAGTCGCAGAAAGAGATCGCAGCCATGCAGGTTGCGGCCAACGCAGCGGCGCAGAAGGACAAGACCAAGAAACAGCATGAGCTTGAGAGCACACGCCTAGGTGTTGACATCGCCAAACATAGAGCTGAGATGCGTCACAGCCGTGAGGAGCTGGCTCATACAAGAGCGGCGACCATGATGCAGACCATACAGAACAGCAAGAATCAGAATAAGCAACAACCCAAAAAGGGAGAGTAATTGAACGACAAACTAATGAATCACTTGGTCACTGAGTACGACAAGCTTAGAAACGATCAAATCACCTTCCTCGCTGGAGGAGGAGCAAAAACGTTTGACGAGTACCGTCACGTCTGTGGAGTTATCCGGGGTCTAACTCATGCAGAATCCATTGTCAAAGACCTTGTGCAACGAATGGAGTTAGCCGATGAGTGAGTTTGATATAAGCGCTGTAGATCTTTCTGGCATCCTCAACACGAGTGCAGAACAGAAAGCGAAACAGATTCCTGACCCACAGGGGTTTATGCTACTAACAGTAGTCCCTGAAGCGATGGAAGAGTACGCAGAAAGCGAGAGTGGAATCATCAAATCAAGCGGAGAAATCTGGCGTGAAGAGATGCTGACACCTGTACTTTTTGTAATCAAGATGGGCCCTGAAGCCTATAAAGATGAGAAGAGATTTCCAAGCGGTCCACGCTGCAAGATTGGAGATTTTGTCATCGTTCGACCCAACACAGGCACCCGTTTAAAAATTCATGGGCGTGAGTTCAGAATCATTTATGACGAGCATGTAGAGGCTGTTGTTGAAGATCCGCGCGGAATCACCCGTGCAGCATAAGGAGTAAATATGTCTGATTTTAAATTTCCTGATGAGATAGAAAAAGATACGTCTGAAGAAAAGGCAGAGCCAAAGTTAGAGATAGAAATCGAAGACGATACGCCTGTCGAAGACCGTGGGCGCAAGCCTATGGCGGCTCCAGTCGAGGAAGTAACTGACGAAGAGTTGGACTCCTACGACGAGAAGGTACAGAAACGCATCAAGCGTTTTACCAAGGGCTATCACGATGAGCGTCGTGCGAAAGAAGAAGCTTTGCGGGAACGTGAGGCAGCTGAACAGTTTGCGCGGCAGGTATTTGAGGAGAATAAACGCTTGCAGCAACAGCTTGCGAACGGCTCCAAGATCATGGTTGAGCAGTCTAAAACCTCGGCGCAAGTTGAGTTGGAGGCAGCTAAAGCCAAATACAAGAAAGCATTTGAGGCGGCTGATCCTGACGCGTTAGCGGAAGCCCAAGAGGAGATTGCGAAAGCAACAGTCCGATTGGATAGAGCTTGGACCATGCGTCCGATTGAGGTTGAGGACAAACCTTTGCCACAAACGCAACAGGTTCAGAAGCCTAAGATTCCTGAAAGAACACAGCGCTGGGTCGAGGAGAACAGCGATTGGTTCCAGAAGGAAGGTTATGAAGATATGACAAATATGGCGATGGGGCTTGACAAGAAGTTGGCGCGGGAGTATGGTGCTAACTACTTGGGTACTGAAGAGTACTTTAGAACCATCGATAAAACGATGCGCAAAAGATTTCCTGAATTTTTTCAGAGCGATGAGGACAACGAGCCACCTCTTAAAAGAAGGGCTGAACCGGACGAGGACGAGACTCCACGCCGTGCAACAACTAGACCTGCTAATGTCGTAGCACCCGCTACGCGTAGCACACCGCCTGGTCGTATCAAGTTGAAGACATCACAAGCGAACATTGCGAAACGTCTTGGGGTGCCTTTGGAGTTGTACGCTAAACAGGTTGCTTTACTTAGGAATGGAGAATAAAAATGGCTGAAACACAAGGTAGATTAAGTCGCGAGATGGAAACTCGTAAGGTATCAATGAGACCCGAGGCGTGGAAACCCCCCGAGACTTTACCAATGCCTGATGAACGTCCCGGTTGGAAACACCGTTACATTCGTATCAGCTATGGCGGGCAGGCAGATGCCAGCAATATTTCTTCCAAACTTCGTGAAGGGTATGAGTTCTGCAAAGCAGACGAGTATCCCGAGTTGATGATGCACGCCCCAACTGAAGGTCGCTTTAAAGGCAACATTGAGATTGGTGGCTTGGTGTTATGCCGTATTCCTACTGAGTTTCTTGATCAGCGTGCGAAATATTACGCCAATCAAAACCAAGCCCAGATGGACTCCGTGGATAACACTTTCATGAAGGACGCTGATCCTCGTATGCCTTTGTTCAAACAAAGGGAGAGTAGGGTTACGTTCGGTTCTGGTTCTTAAATTTTAAGGAATTAACATGGCATATCCTATCGTTTCGGCCCCTTACGGCCTGAAGCCTGTTAACCTGATTGGTGGTAGAGTATTTGCGGGTTCTACTCGCATGTTCCCTATCCTAAACGGTTACGGCACTTCAATCTTCAACGGTGACGTTGTTGACATCGGTACAGGCAATAACATTGGCTGTATCACTCCCACACAACTTGCATACAACACCACATCAGCTCAAGCTGGTACCATTGGTATTTTTGTTGGTTGTGAATACTCTTCAACTGGCGGCCCAATCTATGGTAAGAATCGTTACCAATATTGGCAAGCTAGCACAGCAGCTACCGACGCTATCGGTTATGTTGTAGATGATCCTCAAGCTGTGTTCCGCACTGCTGTCGTTCAAGGCGGCTCTGCACAAAGCTCTACGATCCTCTATGCTAACCCAGCATACGTTGGTGCTAACGTGTTCTACACAGGCCCTGGTGGTTCTACCACTACTGGTGACTCTGCTGGTGGCGTGGCTCTTGCAGCTTCCGCTATCTCTCAGTCATCTGGATCTGCCACTACTCCTTTGACTTCCGGTGCTCCTTTCCGTATCGTGGGTGTTGTCCCTGATACAGCTGTGAGCGTGGTTCAAAATGCTACGAGTTCTTCAACGACAATCACATTGTCTGCGTCTAACTCTGCAATTTGGCCCGGAATGGCAGTTTCTGGTCCTGGCATTACAGCTGGTAGCAATACCTATGTAACCGCAGTAAACGGAACAGCAGTAACGATTAACCGTGCAGTTGCATCGGCTCAATCTACAGCTACAGCGTTTACATTCACTGGCTATCCCGAAGTGTTGGTAACTTGGAACTTTGGTTTCCATAGCTACTTCAACGCTACTGGCGTTTAATTAAGGAGCTAACAAATGGCTATTTCACGCGCACAACTATTGAAAGAGCTGCTCCCAGGCTTGAACGCTTTGTTCGGTTTAGAGTATGCACGTTATGGCGAAGAGCACAAAGAGATCTACGAAACAGAGACCTCTGAGCGTTCATTCGAGGAAGAAACAAAACTGTCTGGCTTCTCAGCAGCACCAGTCAAAAACGAGGGTACAGCCATCGCTTATGACAATGCTCAAGAGGCATGGACAACTCGCTATAACCACGAAACCATTGCTTTGGGTTTCTCAATCACTGAAGAGGCGATTGAAGATAACTTGTACGACAGCTTGTCTGGTCGTTACACCAAAGGCTTGGCTCGTGCGATGGCCTATACCAAGCAAGTTAAGGCTGCTGCCGTATTGAACAACGGCTTCAACTCTAGCTATGTTGGCGGCGATGGCGTGTCTTTGTTTAACTACTCTCACCCCTTGGTGAATGGTGGAACCAACTCCAACACTCCTTCTACCCAAGTTGATTTGAACGAGACTTCTATTGAAGCCGCCGTTATTCAAATCGCTGCTTGGACAGACGAGCGTGGACTCTTGATCGCTGCAAAGCCCAAGAAGTTGATTATTCCTCCACAATTGATGTTCGTTGCAAAACGTTTGTTGGATACCGAACTCCGCGTCGCTACCGCAAACAACGATATCAACGCTATCAAGCAAATGGGCGCAATCCCAGAGGGCTACACTGTCAACCACTTCTTGACAGACCCCAATGCTTGGTTCTTGACCACTGACGTACCAAACGGATTGAAGCACTTTGTGCGTACTCCCTTGGCTCAGTCAATGGATGGAGACTTTGACACTGGAAACGTTCGCTATAAAGCTAGAGAGCGTTATTCCTTCGGATGGTCTGATCCCCTCGGAATCTGGGGTTCTTCAGGTTCATTCTGATAAATCGGGGCCCTTCGGGGCCCCTTTTTTATTTGTTGACAAGCTTAAAAAATAGTGTATATTGC